AATCGCTCAGAATAGCAACCCCACAATTAGAAAGGCTTGGCTTGAAGGAGATTGGAATATACTGGCTGGTGGTATGTTTGATGATTTGTGGGATAAGAAGGTACATGTGCTTAAACCGTTTGATATCCCTAGGAGTTGGAGAACATACAGAGCGTTTGACTGGGGCTTGTCAGCACCTTTCTCAGTTGGATGGTGGGCTATATCAGATGGTACTGCCGCAATCTATGAAGGTAAACCTCATTACTTTCCTAGAGGTAGCATGTTCAGGGTCGGAGAATGGTATGGTTGGAATGGTCAACCCAACAAAGGATTGAAGTTGACCAACGTACAATTTGGAAGAACCATGAGAGAAAAGGAAACACAACTTAAAAAAGCTTTGGACATAGAAAAGATTCTCAAAGGGCCAGCTGATGCAAGCATATTCGGGGATGAATCTGATGGAGAAGACATAGCAAGCAAGATAAGCAAGGCGTTCTACAACAAGCAAGACATCATGCAACCTATATTTGTTCCGTCGAACAAGGCAAGTGGTACACGTATCATAGGATGGCAATTGATTAGGGATAGATTGGAAGCTTCCCTGAACAACGACAAGGAAACTCCTCATATGTATGTGTTTGATACTTGTGACCAATTCGTAAGAACCATAAGGATATTGGGAAGGGATGAAAAGAACCCTGATGATGCAGAGTCTGATGGTGAAGACCATATCATGGATGAAACCAGATACATGGTGTTGTTCAGCACAACTAAATCAGAGCAAAGAAGATACACGCTTGGTTAATAACAAGCATGTTATATAATTGATTACAAAAGAGGACTAAAGACATGGGAGTTGATACAAAACATCCACTATATGATAAGTATTTTGATACATGGGTAAAGTGCAGAGATGCGTACGAAGGGCAAGAGTCTATAAAGGCAAAAGGCGATAAGTATTTGCCTAAACTTTCTGGGCATATCGCAGATACTAGAGAGGAAGTGACTGCTGACCATAGAAGCAGGGGCTGGATGGCATCTGACACCGAATATCAGTTGTATCTACAAAGAGCGGTATACTACAATTACATCAAGAAGATAACCAATGGACTCAATGAACAGTTGTTTAGAAAGGACGTGAAGCTTGTTGTGCCAGCTTCTATGCAATTCATCGTTGACAACTTCACCTATGATGGAAAGACACTCAAGACAGCAGTAAAGGAATCAAATAGAAGAATACTCTTGCAATACAGAGACATTCTCGTTCTTGACTTCCCAGAGAATGAAAATGGCGAAAAGATTTCCCAAGCGCAAGCAGAAGAGATGAACATTAGACCATATGCAGTCTACTACACTGCTGACCAAGTAATAAATTGGGACTATGAGAAGATAAACAACAAATTTGAGCTTACAAGGGTTGTCATAGAGGAACATGTCGAAGAACAAGATGCAGATGATGAATTCGTAAAGAAAGACGTTCTGCAATACAGGGTAATGGACTTGGAAAATCTTGAAGGGATTAGAAAGTATCGCATACGTATATTCAAGAAGAATGACAAAGGGTATGAAGAAGGAGACCCAATCTATCCTACCATACGAGGGAAACAGCTGAATTATCTTCCTTGCTACTTCTTGACACAAAAAGGCATTTCAGATGATTTGGATTTCCCGATGATGAACGATTCAGTAGACATCAACATTGCGCACTATATCAATAGCGCAGATTATGAGAATGCATTGAACATCACAGGGAGTCCTACACCAGTCATCATTGGATATTCTGACGACCCAGATGGAGAAGATGATATAACACTTGGAAGCAGGGCGTTATTATTGTATGGACAGAATGCACAAGCTTATTTCATGGAGTACAAGGGCCAAGGCCCGAATGCAATTTCTCAAGCGATGGATAGGAAAGTGGATGCTTTGAGTGTCATAGCAAGTCGTATGCTACAGAACGACCCAAAGGGTGTAGAGAGTGCAGAGACAGCAGAGATACATAGGAGTGCAGAACAAGGACTACTCTCAAGTATGGCATTGTCATTGTCAGAAGCCTATGAAATCATATTGAACATCATTGCAGATTGGCTTGGAGTTAGTGGTGAGATAACAGTTATGTTCAATACTGATTATTCAGTGAATGAAATTGATTCTCAACTGTTCAGCAACCTCAATACAGCAAAACAAGCAGGTCTCATAAGCCGTCACACATATTTTTACAATATGGTCAAGGGTGAGATGATTCCAGAGGATTGGACTGAAGAAGAAGAAGCGGAAGCCATAGCGCAAGATGTAGTGGCACAGACTGCTCTTACTGGTGGATTTGAAGAAGAAGAGACACAAGCAGAAATAGAAGGGGAAGAATAATGGCAGGAGGAATGGCAACTGTATCAGATGAAAGTTTGAAAAAGTATCTAGAAGTTTATTATCTTGGCGGAGAAGAGCTTAATGTAGAGACTTTGAATAGATACAAAAGAGATGCAAAAAAGAGATTTCCAGAATGGGTAGAATTCATGGAATCAACAAAGCTTTTAAGAGAGAAATTTAGCAATGACGAAATCAAGCAACTTGCAAGTGGTGATAGAATAACCCCAAAGAGAACAAAGGAGATAAAGTTTGAAGGGACTAAATTTAGATTTGCTCATATTACTGATACTCACATGGGCAGTTCTTTTTTTAAAGAGGAAATCTGGGACTCGATTGTAAAAGAGATTAACAACTCTAATGTTGATGTAGTTTTCCATACAGGGGATATCACAGAAGGGTTGTCAGTTAAACGAATGGATGCAGTATATGACCTTACTCATATCGGGTATGGAGCACAGAAAGCCTATGCAGTGGAAAAGCTGAATCAAATCAAAGCTCCAATATTTGCAATCTCTGGCAATCATGACAGGTTTTATCTCAAGTCAGCAGGAGCTTTCATTGTACAAGACATAGCTAAAGAATGCAATGACATGGAATATCTAGGAGAAGACGTTGCAGATTTTGTTTTGAGCAATAACAATAGACCGATTAAGATAAGATTATGGCATGGAGAAGATGGTTCTAGCTATGCCACATCATACAGGGTACAAAAGATTATCGAGTCATTGACAGGTGGAGATAAGCCCAATGTATTGCTGGTAGGCCATACACATAAGCAGATTTACATGTTTGACAGGAATATTCATTGCGTGAGTGGTGGAGCAGTTACTACACAATCCAATTGGATGAGAAGCAAGAGACTACCAAACCATACAGGATTTCACATAGTAGAAATGGAATTCAATGAAAGAGGGGTAACTAAGTTCACTCCAACATTCTATCCATTTTACGAATAAAAAAGGGAATGAAAAATGACTGTAAATGATAAGCTGAGGAATACAACGATACAACACGCTCATTTCGTTGAGCAATACAAAAACAATGAGATAAAGAAAGTCATTGCATTGCTCAACAAGTCGGATGTGTCTTTGAGAAATCAGCTTGTTAAGTATAAAGGGAAAACAGACACAATCACCTCCAAAAGACTAAAGCTCATGCGACAAGATATAAAAGACATTGTAGCAGAATCCAAGGCTGTGTTGGTAAACAAGATGGACGACCTTGCAGTCAATTTTGGTACCGTGGAATCCAAATGGCTGGGAAATATGATAAGGGATGCAGTACCCGATGAAGTACCAGTGTCTTTCATACAGCCAGCACCCACACAAATCCTAGCCGCAGTAAAAGGGACACCGTTCAATAATCTCACTTTGCAGAGTATGATAAAGGGTTGGGAAACAAGCAAAGTTACGTTGTTCACAAACGCAGTACAGCAAGCGTTCGTTCAAGGACAAGGAATTGATGATGTTGTACGTACTCTGTTCGGTACACGGGCATTACAGTACACTGACGGGCTTGTTGACGGTACGAGAAGACAAGTGAGAACCCAAGTAAGAACTGCATTGAATCATTTTTCCAGTGTGTCAAGGGAATTGACGTACAAACAGAATAGAGACCTTATAAAAGGGGTTCAGTGGGTATCCACTCTTGATGGAAGAACAACGTTGATATGCATCAACTTAGATGGGAAAGTGGATTATGAGGATGGCTCAGTAAAAGAATTGAATGGACAAAGACCCCCAGCTCATTACAACTGCCGTTCCACCACAGTACCAGTGATAAAGTCATTGAAAGAACTAGGATTGTCTGATAAAGAATTTTCACCTTCAACAAGAGCATCGATGAATGGACAAGTGCCAGAGACAAAGAAATACAAAGATTGGTTCAAGGAGCAACCAGATTCATTTCAAAAACAAGTGCTTGGAAAAGGTAAATTTGATTTGTATAAGAAAGGTGATATGCCACTTGATAAGTTCACTGACAACGGAAAGACGCTGACATTGAAACAATTGGATATGATTAAATAACGTAAACGAAAAATAACATGGGTGTTGTATAATACTCATATAGAAAGAAAAGGAGCATTTTGAATGGAAGAATTCTTAAACAAATTAAGAGAGCTTCTCAAGGAAGTAGAAGGAGCAGACTTTACTGCCATTGAAACTGAATTGAAGAGCCTTGTGGGCACTGAAGATGATAAGCAAAGGCTTATCTCCAAGAACAAAGAATTGATTGGTGAGAAAAGGGCTTTGCAGATAAAGGTAAAGGAACTTGAATCAAAATCAACTGAATTTGATACAGATGAATTTGCCAGACTTAAACAGTTTGAAGAGGAAACACTTGCAAAAGGTGACAACAAAATCAACATTGAGGACATCAAGTCTAAAGTTGAATTGAAATGGAAAAACCAGCTTGCAACGAAGGATGCAGAACTGGAAGTGTTGAAGAATCAGCTCAAGGGTGTGAACACCAGTTTGGAAGACATGCTTGTGGAACAAGAGCTTGAGAAGCAGTTTGCCACTGGTAAGAAAGTCATGGA